CTTGCGCATATCTTCTACAGCCCATTGATAACGATGTTTATAGTTTTCAACGTTCCACGCGTTAGCCTGTGCGGCATTAGCAGAGTTGTAATGATTCTGAACTGCAGATCCTAAAACAGAACCAGCAACACTGCCTAAAGTATTAGAAAGCCATGACATAAAACCAACTCCTTCTAGAAGTGATCAACAAGACCGGGCGTACCAAACATAGGCATAGGACGCACAGTAGTGTAACGGAAGCCTATGTCAAGCAAGAATTCAGGCTCACTGGGAACAGCGATAATACGCTCAATAGGTGGATTTTCAACAATAAACTCTTCGTTAAGAGCTGGGGCATTACTGAAGAACTGGGACAGGTGCCACTTATCCAAAGAACCATTAACTACAGAGCTACGGAACTTGCCTGTAATCTGCGAAGGTTTATAGCGATATTCGGCATAGCGTTCCTGATAGCCAAAAACAGTAGTATCAGCTTCAGAGCCTTGAGCGTAGATCTCACGAAGCTCAATAGCCTGTTCGCCAAGATGAGCGAATGTGGGCCAATAAAAGTCATAAACAGTAGAGCGAAGCCACATCTTGTTAATACCTTGCTGGTAAGTAAGATCGGCACGAGCACATACAAAACCAAAAATATAGCCATGCTCAACGAAAGATTTAGTGAAACCATGGAATTTAGCGGCAGTAACACCATAAGCAGAAAGGTTACCTTGCGGAGAGGTAGTGTCAGTTGCGGAAGTCTGCGCTATTGGATTGACATTTACCATTTTGGTAAAGGAGCCGAGAAATTCCGGACGCTGAAGACGGGCATCCGGAGAAACTACACCAAAGAAAGAGCGGAGCACTTCTGTATACCGACTACCACCACGAGCAAGGCGTTCATAGAACTTCTGCATCTGGAAAGCAGTACGAAGACTGTTTATTGTAAAGATACTTGAAGTGTCCAAATCAACATAAGAATCATTACCAAGGTAAGTAGAAGCGGCTTGAGCAGACATAGTTATCGAACCACTGGTATTACCAGCAAAACCGCCTACACCACTATAATCAGAGTTTGAACCATAACGGTTAAACGAAATAGAGTTAGTACCGCTTGCAATTCTACGACCGCCTGAAGAAGAGGCCTCACCGCCATAGGCAGTAACAGCGGCGAGCTCAGAATCGGTACTATGGAGAAGATAACCAGTACCAGGCGAAGGGTCAACTATAGAAGCGGTACCAGCAAGACCTATAGAAACACCAGGTCCTTTCTGTGTCCACGGAAAAGCTGAAGTAAAATAGTCATGGCGCTTACCGCGAGGCGGACAGGCCAAGCCGGGAACAATATTGGTACCTGACGTGAAAACCCAAGAAGGCTGTTCAGAAACTCGGGCAGAGTTCAATACTTCGTTGGCATCGCCTTTCTGAATCTTGACGGATTTCTGAAGGTTTTCATCTCGAAACCATTCGTTAAAAATGAGGTATACACCACGAAATGGAAGAGCGCTAATACCAGATAAATTACCAGACGTATTCACGGGCAAGCCGAAATAGTCCCAAAGAGAGCCTATATAGGCATTTTCAGAGTTACCAGTAGCAGTAACAGTAGGGATGACATAATCAGTACTATCATCAGGGTCTTCCTGTTCAAAACAGAAATTCTGCCAGTGTTCCCAAACGAGGCGGTTTGGTACAAAAAAGAAAAACCAGTCCAGATAAATATTATCCATGATAGGCTTAATAGGAGTAGCCAAACGAGCGAAGTAATTAACAGACATACGAGTAGTATCGCCAGGCAAAACCTCATCAATAAATACAGGAATAAGCTTGCCTGAATCAAAAGTTGTCTTATAAACATGGGAACGGTCGAACTTAGTCCTTTTCATGTACATTGCAGGAGCATCGCTGAAGCGATGTCCTCGAACTCTTATTTTTTTTCGAGCCAAAATTTCACCTTCTTCGAAGTGTAAACCTAATAATTAACCTAAAGCAAATTATTATTAGGTTTTAGATTATTTTTGTGTCACCTACGCCAGTTACATCAAGTAAGTAACTGGCTTCGGTGACCCCTATTTTTGTGTTTCTTCATTATTTTGTTCTAAAGTGTTACTTTTTTCTTGTGTTTGTTTATTACTTACGGACTGTTGTGGTTCGTCGAAAGTATATTTACTACCATACAGACCTTGTTGTTGGAGATATTCGAGCGTTGCAGGATCATTCAAACGGTCGATGAAATTCATGGGATCGTGACCGAATTTTGCTCGAACGTAAGCGGGTAAACTGTAGAATTCTTCACGAACTCCGGACACAAGCTCAAGAGCTGTACTGTAGTCGCCGGGAAGCGTTGCATCTCCGAACTGCAGGTAAGCGTATTGCGAACTATCGCCGAGGTCAAGAGTCATGATACCTTTCTGACCGTCTGCATACTTATTTACGATGTAATTGATATCAGTTTCATCTTTCTCGTCCTGAACTGTAAGAGAGGGCATGGTAAACTCAATACCGCAATGATCATGTTCTTCTACAGGATCGTAAGCTGTCTTAAATTTCATAGTTTCACCTCCTTTCGCAGGCGCCTAGACGCGGCGGGCGTAGCGTACAAAAAAAAGACGATCTCCATGAGATCGTCCTTTTTCTGATACGCTCTTTATTAGATTATCAATTAGTAGAGTTATTGTCAACAGTCTGCACATATTCTATGGCGCGACCAACCATGACAGGAATGTGGGACTCGTCACAATTCTCAACGTAATAGCGACCGTCGCTGTCACTGAGATTGCCAACATAATAAAGAGAAAAATCTTCAGGATACTTTTTAATAAGCATTTTATCATCGTTAACTATACCTTCAAAAGCTCGCAAGGCAAGCATGTCATTGTGGTAAACCTGTGGAGGGCTGAATTGTTCAGCTTTAGAATCATAAATTGAATAAAGTCTCAGTGTCAACATCTCCTTTTCTGTAATGAATCAAAAAACGACGAATCATAAGGTGTGTAGTATTAGGTAAAACAAAATAATCATTATCAATACGAACAACATTACAGTCATCAGGTTTGAGCCTGTAAGCGGCGTATTTAGAACCTCTAAATATAAAGTCAAAGGATACGCCTTTATAATCACAGTAGGATTTAATGGCGCCAAGCTCAGATTGAAAATTTTCTATAAAAACCACTTCCTTTCTGACCTAATGATAACACAGTCACAATGCCTTGTCAAGTTTTCTGCCAAGAAAATGCTTATACTTACCTTCCTGAACACGACAGCGATCAACCAAACGCTCAAAAGTGTTGTTCTCCAAGTTATGAAGCATCTTCTCAATACGGTTGTTACGAATATATTCCATCCAGTGAGGATGCGTTTCGTCAAATTTTTTGTCGTAATAACGAGGAGGACGCATCTTTTTGCCGTTGATAACGACATAATCGTTAGCATAACATTCTTCACCATGATCTTCGAGCCATTTAGCACCTATGCCAGGACGATTAGAAGCAACCATGAATTCAGGAATGCGACCTTTATAGTGAAAAGGAGCATCTTTACCTGTCTGTTTTTTAACTATATAGCGAGCGACATAGGCAGCAGAATCAAAACTAAACTCACCAATAAGATGCATACCATATTTCCATACTTTGGTAAAACGAGAAGAAGTATAAGTATTATAACCGTCTGTCCGGAAACGAAAAATTTTGTCATCAAAATCAATATTAAACAAAATGTAATGATAATGGGGACGACCATGAAGTTCACCATATTCACCACAGCCAAGAAAGCGAATACCACTGCCATACTCACGACGAAGATTTTTCATGAAAGTCTGATGAAATTTCTTACTTAAGCTTTTATCACGTGGCAAATGATAATCGTCAAAAGTGCAAGTAACGAAATAAGCAGAAGACGAAGAACGGGCTTCGTGAACAGCACGGACAGCCCACTGTCTACTATTTTCGAGACGACAACCGATGCATTGTTTACAAGAACAACGAATGAAACGGCTATCGCTAGCAAGTTCAGGGTGAGAGGCAAGGCTACCGTAAAAACTATAATGTTGTTTTCCATTTTTCGTAATCGCTCCTTCAACTGGGTACATAAGAATAGGATTATAACAAACCATATTAATCACCTGTACCGATTGTATCAGGATTAAGTCAGAATGTCAAATCCTAAATCCACCTCGTCCTACTCTTTTAAAATTTCTACGGCGAGATCTGGAGGTACGCCGAAAAAGACGGCGAGAACCTCGTTTAGATAAACGGCGACGTCTCATTTAGCATCCCTCCAAGAACCGAAAAAACGGCTAGTTTTTTTAGAATCATTCTTATTAGCAACTGGCTCAACAAGTTGCGAAACATCGGTTTGAAAGTCCGAAGCAACCTTTTTAGCAGTAACAGTATTCAAAGAAGCTTTACCTTTCAGAGCTTCAATTAGATCTACAACTTCCTGAATGAAAGGTACAACAACAGAAACAATAAAAGTAAGAATCATAGTAGTTTTGTTAGACATAAAATTTATCTCCTTCCAAAATAACGACCTCCGAGGAAGCCTATGACATTTTTGATGGTGGAACCAACACCACTAGCGACAGACCTAGGAGCACCTGTAAGACTTTCAAGATCTTCATAGAAATCACGTTCCATACCTGCCATTTCAGTTTGAATATTATCAAAAGCGGCGGCAGAATTAGCACGATTAGCAGAAGCAATGTTGTTCAAAACACCAGAGCTAAGGTAAGAACCCTGAAGACGAAGGTTTTCAAGCTCCAAATTCATTTTTTCAAGCTCATAACCAAGACGCTTTTCATAAGTCTGCTCACGAAGATTCAAATCGTTTGCAAGAATACCATTCTGAATAACTGTACCATGGGTGCTCTGACGCACAGAATCGGCTTCTGCGACGTTTTTTTCAATTTGAGATACTGCAAGATGCTCGGCATTCTTAGCCTGCCTTTCAGCGGCACTAGCGGCTCTGGCAGAGTTCATAGTAGAACCTATATCACTCATACCTACAGAAGCGGCCGAAGCTCCAGATATAGAACCACCTATACCATTAGTTGCGGCAAGAATAGGATTAAGACCAGCCTTGCGCATATCTTCTACAGCCCATTGATAACGATGTTTATAGTTTTCAACGTTC